GTTTCTTTAACGGCTTTGGCATCAGCGATTGCTTCTTTCAATAATTTTGAATTTGCCATCTTGTTTTTTCCTTAAATTTGTTTGTGAAGTTATTCTCTTAGGAACTCCAATGTAATTATGTTGATTGTTCGGTCACACCTTATAGAGAAGGGTATTCATTAATCAACTATGTCTTTTAATTCCATAATAAAAAATGGAATATTTGATAATATATATCAAATTTTTTTAGAAAACTAAAGAAAAACCCCGAATTTCTTCAGGGTTTTAAAAATATTATTGTAAATTAACCAATTTATATTTTGTAGAGTATAATAATTCTGAAATATTATCTATTTGGTTTTGAATCCAAGTATCTTGTAATTTTTTATCTTGTCTTAATTTTTCCAATGCAACACAAAGTTTTTCGAAATAAGATATGATATTTTTAATATCACAATTTGTATCTAAAGTATTTACTGGTTGAAATTTAATAATACCATATTTTCCTTGATATGATTCTACTAAACCATCTATCAAACCTACTATTTCATCATAGTATTCATTTAATGTTTTATGTGCTGCAAATGACCCAGGTCCTTTTACTCCTAAATGAAACACATGCGCTTGTGTTCTACTGTGAAAAAATAATGATGCTAATTGTTCCATTTTATTTTAATTTAATTTATTTTCTAAATCTTTAATACTTTTTCTTTGTAAATCGACATCTGCGTATGCATTTGTCATTGTTTTAAGTAATTGATTTTCTAATTCTTCAATTCCACCTGCCTCAATTACTTTTTTATCACTTTTAAATTTATTAATTTCTCTCTGTGTTTCGGAATTGTTTACATATATTTTAGCTAACTTTGCTGGTGAAGCTCCTGAATCATATGCTATATTTATTAGATTAGCTATATCCTTTCCACCAACATTTTTAACAATTTGTCTTTGTGCTTTGATTATAGGACTTGCAACTCCACCATCCATATAATCACCTAATTTAATTAGAAGATTTCCCAACCATGTAAATATAAAGTATATTCCAATTGGTTTAAGAATTGCCGTAAGTAAGTTTTCTTCTAATTTAGTTTTAGGCAATGAATTTTCTTTACCAACAATTGTTTTGTCGGTTTTATATTTTTCATTAACTAAATTAGATAATTTTTGCATTTATTTGCAAGTTTTACATTCTTGTAATCCCAATCTTTGTTTCATAACATCTTCGGATAAATCTGCTATTTCAAAGTATCTTCCTAATACATGACCCATATCTTCGTAAAGAGCTTCTAATCTTTCTTGTTGTGATTTTGCTTCTACTGCTTCCTTTTCAAATGCACCTTGCAATTTCTTTAACTCATTCATATTTCTTTTAATAGTAACTCTATCAAACCAATCACCACCTTCTCTCAAAGTATATTCTTGAGCCGCATCTGCAATTCCACCTAAAGTTTCAGCAATTTTCATAATATCAGATTTTCTACTCATTCCTTCTCTATGTTGGCCATATGTAGAAATAATTTCTAAAAAATGCTTTTTTAATTCTGTTGGTAATTGTTGAAACTCTTCAGTTTCTCTTAATATATTTTTTAACTTTATCATATTGATATTATTTATGAACTATTTTAAATCTTTTTAATCTGGATACTGCAGATGATAATTCCGATGGGTTCATATCTAATGAATCTATCAATTTTGCAATTACATATTGTTCTTTTGCTCTTGATAAATTATATTTTTTAATTACACCAATTGTTTTATCTAAATATCTATCTAATTGTGATGGTAGATTTACATCCATATCATCCAATTCTTCTTTCATTTCTGCTTTTGTAATAACTTTTGCAGTTGTATAATTACTTGGTAATAAATTTATTAGCTTTGCCATATTAATTAAGTTCTATTATAATTTCTCTCATCAAATCTTGTGACTTACACCATTTACCACACTCTTCTGCAACTTTTGCCCATTGTTTACTTTCATTCATAGGTGCCATAAATGCTCCATGTGTAGATGGATTGGAAACAAAATCCCATCCAACCAATTCAAAATCTTCTGCTACCATTACAGTTCCATCTCTTAATTCTTTTACTGAACCCAATCCTCTTGAAGAAATACCTAAACGAATATTATTCTTTAATAATTCTTTTAGAATATTACCAGATGGAGTTGAAAGAATTTCTACTACACCACATACATCATCACCTTCCCAATAAATTTCTCTAATATTATGAGAAACATTTTTTAAGTTAATAACCGGAGATTCAGGATGGTCTAATTCACCCAATGCTCTACGTTCTTTTATAAGTTGTTGATATTTGTTACACTCTCTTTCTAATATTTCTTTAGGATATCTTCTATTATTTTGATTTGGAGCACCAGCTCTTTGAAGAATCCCCTTAACTAAGTAAGTTCCATTTTCTTCTTGTTGGAGTTTTGCTTCAAACAAATGGGTTTCTATCAATAATCCTTTATTCATTTTACTTTATATCTTTTTTAACTTTTTCTATTGCCTTATCAGTTATTGATTTATCTGCCCAAGACTTTAAAAATATAGTTTTTAATTGGTTTTCTATTTCCGTTTTATCTAAATCACCAATATTTTTAGAAATTAAATTCTGAACATTTGGTAATTTAATTATTTTATCAGCCAATGAGTTATCAATTCCATCTTTGGTATCAATCATATCAGTTACTTTATCTATGAAACTATTATCATTGGATAATTTACTTAATATGTCTTTTACCTTTTTTTTATAATCATCATTGGCCGTAAAGTATTTCATACCTCTATCAACCAAATCTATCATATAATAAAAAATAATCTTACCAATTATAATACTACCTAAAGTTGTTAGTATTCCAATTGCAAGATTTTCATCTACTTTTTTTTTTGAGCTACTTCTTTTTTTGCTCTTAATGTTGCCAAATCGCTTCCTTCTATTTCACCATCACCATCAACATCCAATTTCTTTTGACCAGCAGATAATTCTGCTTCATTATATCCAGTTAATCTACCTTCGGATTTTGCTTTAGTTGCTTTATCAACTGCAGTAAAGAATTTAATCTTTTCAGCATCTGACATATCAGGAATAGATTTACCCGTTTTATCCAACATATGTTTGAATAATTGTTGATAATCACTTTCTTCTTTAACTACCTGACGAATGAGTTCTTTTAATTCTGTATGTTTCATTATTCTGATATTTGTCTAATTTTTTGGTCTAGTTTTAATAATCTCTCTTGTATACTATAAATATGACTATTTGTCCTTTTCCAATAAGATTTATTATCTACACCACTTTCGTTTTTAATTTTACCATACCAATTAAGAAATCTTTCCATTTCTTTTAATTGTTTATTGATATTAGATATACCTCTACCTATTTTTGCTTGTGCGGTTGATTCATCTTGTTTTAATGCTAACCATCTATTTTCATTAACAACGGTATATCCAGTTAAATCTGCTTGCTTTTTTCCTTTTTTCTTTTCATCACCTTTACCACTAAATGCAAATGGAGTATTATATCCTTCTACACCACCGGTTGTATTCATTTCATCAATCATTCTTTCTCTAACTATTTTACGAATGATTTCTTTAAGTTTATTGATTTGTTCGGTTTTTTTATCAGGCAATCCTTTGTGTTTAGTTGATGCAAAATCTTTAGCATCTTTATCAGACATTGAATCTGCTGCTTTAGAAACTTCTGGCGATGGATTTTCCATATCACCCTTTTGAGCGGCATGAACCATACCCATAAATCGTTGTTGTGCTTTAGATACTGCTGGCATTTGTTATAAATTTATTAAGATAAAATCATTATTGTTCCTGCAGAACATGAAATTGCTGACGGATAACATGGAAATATTTGGTGCTGGTCTAATGAACCTAAATTTATACTTCCACCACCTTCTAATGTTAAACTTCCACTACAAGGAAATTCACCTTTCATTACACCCCATACTCTAGAGTATTGTGAATTTTTTCCCATAGTAATTGAGCCTGTAATAGCTTGTACTTGATATGCTCTAAAATTTGTGCTCATTTTTTATTTTTTTAACGATTGTTTTAATTCATTTAATAGTTCATACGTCATCATCATTGCTGATAAATGTTGTTCTTTAATTTTTTTAACAGATTTAATTTTTCTAATATTTGAAATTGTTTCTGCTAATTTGATTTTTGTAACTTTGTCGGTAATTTTAGAACCAACTTCTTTTAATAATTCAACCAATTTAGTAACTTCGTTTGAAACATATTCACTTAATTTACCAGTATTATTAATATTATTAATATATTCTCTTAATAAACCTTTTTGTTCGTTTGTAAGATTACTATATTTGTTATTAAATGATTCAACTAATAATTTATAAGAAACCGCTCTTAAATCTTCATCTTGTTTTCTATATTCTTCTAAAACCATATCTTTGATTTTTGCATCTTTATTTTGGATAGAAGAATTGATGATATTTTCTGCAATAGTAAAACGAGATGAAACTACATCGGTTGGGTCATATTGTTCATCATTTGTAACAGTTTCAAATATTTTATAAATACTTGCTAATGTTTTATAGTTAGAAATTGGAGATTTAATAAATTCATCCAAATTATATGTTTCTTTAATTTCCTTTACAAGATTATATTTTTCTCTTGTAAGTTTTGTTTCATCCAATCTTTTACGAGCTTCTAATATTGTATTGATAAATTGTTCAGCTTTACTTTCTGAATTGTATTTTTCGTTAATAAGATATTGATATAATTTTAATTCTTTTGATAATTCTTTTTTTGAATTAAAATGTTCTTTTAATATTTTTTCAGCTATTGATTTGTTAGCAGACATAATTTCCGAAGTAATTTGTCTTACTAATAATTCAAATATAAATCCAGTATTTTTAAACTTTGAATGTTTTATTTTTTTCATCAATTTGTATAATTTGTCAGATATAAATATATTTTTCTATGAGAATACTACTCTTTATCTAAATTCTCTGTTAAAATCTTTTTTTTATTACCATTCATATCTTTAAATATCTCTAAATATGAATTTTTTGGAACATATTTTTTAACAGAACCTTCTTTTGATTTAAGTGTTTTTATTCCCAATGGGTCTCTGCCGTCTGGATGGTCATCGTGTCCATATCTAACAGGGTCTTTTGGTCTACCTACATTATCTTCTTCTAATTCTGTCTTTAACCTATCTAATTCCTCTTCTATATTTGTAGGGGCATCGGTACCAGTTTCCTTTGCAGGGTCTACACCTTGTGTTTCAATTGATGTTAAACGGAATTGTTGTTTTGTATCATCTAATACTTGTAATGTCAAGTCATCTTGCTCATCTTTAGCTAATCCCATAATAGCCTGATACATCCATTCTTTAGAGAACATTTTAGTTTGTTGCATTGATGTAATCAATTGAACTTTAGAAGTATATAATTCTATTTTTTCTTGTTCATATATTTTTGATGGAATTGTAAGTTCTAATGAAAAATTAGTTAATCTATCATCATCAATACCCTGTGAGTATAAATGGATGATTGCAATCTTTGTTAATTCCGAAATGATAACTCTTTGTATTCTTTCAATTGTTTTTGCAAACCTAACATCCATTGCTGCTAAAGTTGCTTTACCATTTGTATCTTCTTCGTATCCTAAATATGCTTTTGGAATTTGTAATGCTGCCATTAACTTACCTTTTAAGTAATTAAGGTCATCGGTCATATTGTATTCCAATCCTTTTAAAGTATCAATTGAAGTTCCATTATCACTACCACGAACTGGCATATAATAATCTTCAATTAAGTTTTGCATATTATATTTCAAATTATACTCACCCGTTCTCTCATCTATAAATGGAACTTTTTTAGAACCATTGATAATTTTTTGCATGTAATTATCTACTTCATTTGGTGGAATATTACCAACATCGACTTTAAAGATTCTCTTTTCAGGAGCTCTCATTACTCTATGAATTAACATTGCATCTTCCATCAACATTAATTGTTTCCAAACTCTTCTACCACCTTCTAACATTGATTTACCATAAGGTAAAAAGTTAGAATCATTATTTAAACGAAAGTGAGCAATTTCATAATTCTCATATTCTTTTTTTGCGGTTTGTCCTACTGCATTGTATGGATTCTGATATGGTGCATAAACAAATTTAACTCTTTGTGGATTTTCTTGGTCAAATCCTTCAATTCTACTCATTTCATAAGTAGACATAGGAAGAATATTGACAATACCAATTCCTTCGGCCATTTCTAATTGTAAATAAAAATCACCATATTTAACTAAATTTCTTGTCCAAGGCCATAAGTTGAATTCTACATTAAGAATATCGTAAAATAAGTTTTCTAAAATTTGTTTAATATTATCATCTTCATGATGGATTTTTAAAACATTACCCATCTCATTTCTTGCAGTTGTTTCATCTGCATATGTATTTAATGCAGCATGTAAAATCGGGTCCATATCCATTGAATCATAGTCTCTAAACAAATCAATTCTAACTTGTTGATATGCCATAGAAGATTCAACTTGACCCGTTCCATAATTGGTAACTCTCATTTTCATAAAACGGTCAACTAAGTTAGTGGTCATATTTTGATACTCATCCGTATCTATGACTTTAACACCTTGTTGTGTTTTACGAACAATTGTGCTTGTTGAAAATAATTTTTGTAACCTACCGAATATTGTTTTATCTGCCATTTTAATATAATTCTATTTTTCTAAATATATGGAAAATTTTTTACATTTCCAAATTTACCACTTTCTACAACTCCAATAGTTTGCTTTTGTTCTTGGTCCTGGATTATCACAATTCATTCTTGCTCTAAATGATTTTCTAGCAGCTGGGTTTGATTTTCTAATCTTCATTCCTTTTTGTCCAAAGTTTACTTTAACAACATTTCCTTGTGGATTTTTAACATACACTTTGAATTTTTTAACATCACCCTGCATTGGTTTACCCAACTTAACTTCTCTACCCTGATACTCTGCTTCATAAACACAATTACAATCTGCTTCTGATAATTGTTTACTATAATTTCTCATAAATGAAATAAAATCCTCCATATCCTCATCTTCTACATCATATTCTTCGGGTTCAATTCTACCATAGTTTACATCATCATCACTATTGATATCTTCATTTTTAGGAACACAATTTGGTACTTCTTTTCCGTTTTTCTTTTTAGTACCAATCATTTCATATCCTTTCCAACAAGGATTATCCATTTCTTTTAATGGAATTAAGTTTATTAGTCTCATATTATAATAGTTTCAACATATAAATATATAAATTTTAACGAAGTAACCAAGTTAAGTTTTCAGTCTCACCTTTTCCTAAATCCATTTCGTATGGATTTTGTTTCAAATGATTTGTTGTTATTAAACCTTCGTATTTATTTACTTGAGTTGAATTTAACATATTTTTTGTTAAATCAATTCCCTCTTGTTTTAAACGAAGTGCCGTATTACGAACCCAAAGTCCAATTGCCATTGCCATTGTCAAGTCATCATTATATCCTTTCATTGCTTCTGCTCTACCACCAGTCCATATAAAAGTAAACAATTCATCGATTAAACGTTGAGAACGAATAAGAATATCTTTTTCATTCATATATGTATCTAATGCTGAAATAATAAGAGGACGAGTTTTAGATGTTGTAGAGAAACC